CTTACCTTTTAGAGCGGCTTTCTTTTGAGCATCATAATACTTAATCATATCTTTAGCTCTTTGTATTCTTTTATCTCTTTCTGCTTTACTTACATTTTCCATCATTTTATCAACTAAACCTTCTTTTTTTCTAGTGTATTCTATATCAAACGGATCAAATCTTTTTACCTGACCTCCTCTTTTAGGTCCGATCTTTCTTTTTCTTCTTAAATCATCTATCATTTCATCTGCAACATCTTCAGCATCCATTTTATCCATAGCATCAACTACAACAGTTACCTCATCTTCTCCACTAACACCTTGATATGTTACAGTACCACTAACTTCATATCTTCCTTCTTTTACTTCTTCTTTTTCTTTTTCGTTTTTGAAGTGTTTATAAGCTACACCAACTGTTAATGGCACTTCGCCAGTTTTTGGATTTGGCTCAGGTTTAATAGCTTTATTTTTTTCGTTTTCTAATTTTTGTTTTAGAATATTGATTTGACCTTGAGCAGCAATTAGTTGTTTCTCTAATGCGTCTTGGTCTTTCTCTTTATCTAATTTAATCTTTAGTTCTTTTTCTTTTTCGCTATCATCTTTTTTAACATTGTCAACATTTATATCTGATTCTTTTAAATCTTTTAATTGTTTATCATTTAACCCATAATATTTTTTAGGGTCAACATCAAATCTAGCTGATGGGTCCATAGATGGGTCAGTTATGAATTGACCTTTAAAATCAAAACCTTTTTTACCATCTACTTTTTTAATTGTGATTTCTTCTAATTCTTCAAACTTACCTGTCTTTTTATAAACTTTGTTTCTAGCAAGTGTAGTAACAAATGGTATGTTCGCTTTAGTTAATTGTTTTAATGAAGCCAAGTCAAGTCTATCTAAATGTTTTGAAAGAGCTTTAGCTTGTTCTGGTGAAATTGTTTTTGGCATTGTACTATATGATTTTTGTAATCTCTTAATCATATCAGAAGTAAATTCTGAAATTTCTCCGAATACTTCTTCACCTAAAATACCTTTAACTGTTTTCAAAGGTAGTTTCATAATTTTAGCTATTTCTTCAGCACTTTTACCTTCTTGGTCAGCTGTAAATATATCTTTCATTCTACCCTCTTCCACTTCTTCATAACCAGCGAATAGTGGTGACTTGATAGTTGACATAGTTTTCTTAAATACTTTGTCTTTGTATTGTTTAATTTTTCTTTTTAGTACAGCTAATTTTTTTATATCAGATACTTCGTTTACTTCTTCATTTACACTTGGATCGTTTTCCATATAGTGAGCAACACTATTCATATAATCTTCAGCAGAAGTTATTTTAGATTGTACCCAAGCTTCTATATCATAATCATTACCTTTTGATTGTAGAATGGTCTGCATTTTTTCAGCGTATTGTGAAATCGTTTTTAATTGACCAATTGCCATAGAAACCTCATGGTCTCCATCTTCTTTTAATTTGTCAAAGTTCTTTTTAAAATAATCGTATGCTAATGTTTTATCTCTAGTTGAATAAGCAACTTTACCATCTTTGTCTAATACATTGTATTGACCACTCATTGACATTGAAACATATGGTTTAATTGTTGCCTCTTGTACTTCTCTAATAGCATCTGACATTGATTTTCTGTATGTCATTATAGTGTACTCCAAACATTATCCCAATTAATTACTTTTCTTTTTAATTGGTTTTTTAAAGTTAATTCTAATCTTTGTCTAATTGTTATAGCGTCATTACCTATTACACTAGCAAAATCTTTGTGTATTTTTTCTAGTGATGAATAAGCATCAGCTAATTTCTTGTCGCCTAATATTTTATCAGCGATATATCTTCTAGCTTCAAAATGATCGTTTCTATATGTTTTAGCTCTTAAATATTGAAGGTGAGTCTCACTCGCCTTGGCTTCTATTAGTCCATAGTCGCCTTTCTTAAACTGTTTAAATGATTTACTCATCTTCTACCTCTTTAAATTGATCTCCGTTAGGAGTATTATTGGCTACTTCTTCCATAAATTTTTCCATTTCTAAATCTTGTCCATCATTCGTTTCACCACTTCGTCTAGTTTTTCTCGCCATAATTCTTTATATCTTTCCTTATATTTATCTAATGTAGCATCCGACATTGCCCATTCTTTTACATCTTTTTCTTTTACTGGATTACTCTCGTTATCTATCTTAAATTTACTGAAATTTTGTACAACTCTCTTGTTATTAGTCTTTGAATCACTAGGTTTGTAACTATCACCTTGATGTTTAGGGTCATAACTAGGTTCACCTGGAGTAGTTTTTGATGCATGAGCTGCGTAATCGTGTCCTATATCGTAAGATTCTAATACGAAACCTTCTACTTTTTGTGCGTCTTCGATACTCATACTCTCTGGAACACAGTTTGGTACTTGTCTATTACCTTTTTTCTTCATACCCACTTGTTTATAACCTACCCAACAAGCGTCTTTCAATTCTTTCTTTGTTTCGCCATACATTTGTCTAAACTTTTTAGTATGTTTAGATGTTTTTGTCTTAGCATCTGCGTCACCTGGCGCTGGTTTATTACTATCGTTGTTTTTGAAGTAATCTGCTCTTTTATCTTTTGTATCTTTTGATAAACCAGAGTAGTATTTTTTAGGTTGTGTTCCGTCTTTCTTTTTGACATCTTTATCCTGTGGTGTTTTATCTTCTTCTATTGTATCTACGGCCGTAAAGCCATAATCAACATCTGTATTGTATTCTCTCACTTCTATTCCTCTATCCGATGCTATGGGTAAACAATCCCATATCCATGCTTTGTGTAAATTGTTATTGTTATCTTCTATGACAATATAATTAGTACCTCGTCTTTTTACTGTACCTTGTATATCTTCTTCGATATAATCTACTTTGTCATTTATGTTATAGATCATATCTCTAACATATAAATCTCTTACTTGTTCTTGTTCAAATCCTTCCATACTAGCGACAGGTCTGTAAGTCCCTAAACCAGGTCCACCCATCATTGAATAACTAGCGGCAAGTTTCATACCTCGTCTTACTTGTTTCATAAGACCATCAGCATCTCTAAATGTATTTGGTAATCCTTTTTTAAATGAAGTTATGTCACCTTTTTCAGCAGCAGCTCTCATCTTACTAGCACTCATACCAGTTGCGCCTTCAGCATCTGGATCACGCTCACCAGCAGATACTACTTTTATATTATCAAACTTATAATAACCATGCCTTGACTTGACATCATTATATCTTTTTAGTAAAGTATCAAACTCTCTAATTCTATCACTACCAGCGACCATTACAATATTATTAAACTTACCATTTAATCTAACTAATATATCTAATACATTGTTTGATGGATTGATCTCTATGTTTCTAGCATGTTGTGGAAAAATCTTTTTCATAAAAGATAATTTTTCTCTAGGTGATAGTGGATTCTTTTTAGGGTCTTCACTTCTACTTAAATAAATTTTGTAATTATTACTTTGTGATTTAACTTTGTCCATTAGTTTTAAATGACCAATAGTTGGTGGATTAAATCTACCAAAAGCAAATGCGATAGTATTAACTGCTTCAGTTTTTAAACTATCAATCTCATCATCTGTTACTTTACCATCTTCTAAAATTTCTTTACACTTCCTATAGAATTTTAGATAGTGATATTTTTCTAGGTACTTGTAGATAATATTTTTAGGTAGTTTATGTTTCTTACCAAACTGTCTAATCTCCTCTGGTGTCATATCGTCATTGAAAGCACTTTGTCTTTGTTTGACTACATCATCACCAATGTCAACTAATACCTCTATACTGTCTTCTATTTCTTCTAGTTTACTATTAATCTTGTCTTGTAAGTTCAATACATCATCTGTACTTAAACCTTTTAGTTCTTCGTAATCAATTAAATCTCTAGCTAGTTCGCCTTTGACTACATCTATCTCTTTTACTTTTTTCTGAAAGTCAGCTTCGTATTTTTCAGGATCAAAAGTATCTTCAGTAGGTCTTCTTACAAATTCGTTTTCATCTATATCATAAACACCATCAGCCATTGCGTCATTCTTTTTCTTTAATTCAGGATCGGTAATAATAAAATAGTTAATTGGGTGTTTTGTGCCTGGAACAAGTTTACCATTTATACTTCTTAAACTAGACGCCAATTCTTTTCTAGCTTCTTCTCTATCTTCTTCGGGTACATCAAACAAGATATTCATATCTAAATCTGCATCATCTCTGTATCTTTTTGTAAGTATAGAACCTATCAATGAATATTTTTTTACTGGATACTTCTCTTGGAATTTGTCTATTTGATTTAAGATAATATCTCTAACACTTTGTTTAAGTTTAGGATTATTAGTATCAGCGTCATCAAATACACCAGGCGCATATCTTTGTCTAGGTATATCTATGATACTTTCTTTTATGTAATCTTTAAATCTCATGTTCTTTTTTTAGCTTCTATTTCTTTAGCTATCCATTGTTTAGCTGTTAAATTTTGAGGACTAGCTCTTAATTGACTTCTTATATACCTAGAAGCTGTGTTAAGTGTTATTGTCACTAGTTCTTTTTCACTTCTATTGTTATCAATAATTAACATTCTATTAGGACTAAAAATTCTTTGAAACTGACCAATGTTTCTTTGTACTTGATTCCAACTATTCGTTACAACATATTCTGGTATAGTTCTAGGTCTATTTTTATTTCTTTCTAATGCTACTTCTAAACTTGTATTAACAAAGATCATATAACTATCATAACCTATAGAGTCTAATTGTCTTTTCTGACTATTGATTGTATTTAAATCTCTACCAGTTGCGTCAATAACTAAACCTAATCTTCCTTGTATGTAAGTATCTAATTGAGTAGCAGTAGTCATCTTTGCTTTAGCTCTTACAATGTTTCTAAAGTATTCTTCTTCGTCAGGCATCTTTAATGATAGATTACCTTTCTTCATAGCTCTTTCAAATGCTGCGTCAGAGTTAACAGTTTTTAATCCTGTACCACCAAAGGCACCAGCTGTTACAAATGACTTACCACTTCCAGGTCCACCAGCTAAAAAGAAAGCTTTGAATATACCTGGGTCGTAAACACCCTCTCGCAATATTTGATTTAGTTTTTTCATTAATTATTTACTTTTGCTCCAGCTCTCCATTGATAACAAGACCAATATCTTGCCATAGTTTTTGGTCCTGGATCAGCGCAATTGTGTCTTGCTCTAAATGACTTTCTTCTAGCTGGATTATCTCTCTTAATAGATAGACCAGTTGTATCACCAAATGATACTTTCTTAATCTTGTCGCCATCTTTTACATACACATAAAACTTTTTAGAACCACCTCTAATAGGGTCGTTTAATTTTACTTTCTTACCTTGATACTCTGCCTCTTGTAAAGGCTCGTTTTCGTGTTCAAATATTACTTCTTCACATTGTATATCATAATCTTCAAATTGTTTAAATGTTTTAGTCATTAATTACTCCATCCTTTTGGCATTGTAAAG